CTTCTTCACCATTAACAATAAAGGCAAATGACATTTTATTTAGATCACCACGTTTAATTAAAGAATACACATCATTTCCAATCGAAGTGTCTGCTACATCCCCTGTCAATTTCAATCCTTTTTCATCAACAGTTAATTGCAATGTTCCACTAGCAGTTCTAGCAAATAGCATACCGCCATGATTGTAATTTAATACGCATTGACTAAAATCAGTATTATCAAATGCGCCTGGTAAAATCACTTCACGATATTCATACCCAGTATATTCAGATTTCCAAATTAGTGTTTCTTCATTGAAAACTGCGGCATATCCTTCTACTGTTCGTGTTTGAATATCATCAGTATCATTCTGTATCGCTTGCACCGTCATCATTCGGTGTTCCATTTTCCGGTTCTTCCTCATTTGTATCACCTCCTTTCGATGCATTAATTTGATACTTAGATAAATCCTCATATTTAGCAAAGTTAAGGCTTACTAGGCGTTTATCCCCACCTTCAACCCCTTCATAACCAAATATTTCACGGATTTCATTCACAGTAATTGCGCCTGTAGGCAATAGTGCCTGACTTACTTTAATTCTACTAGCTACAGACATGTAAGATAATCGATTACTTTCTAGGATGATTTCATTCCCATGTCCTTTTTCACGGCTAGTAAAAAGTTTTTCTGTGAACTCCTGTGTTAGCTTAATAGCAATAGGCTCTAGTACAGATTCATAGAATGCTATGTATTCATCTTCTGTGTAATCCCCACTTACAATTTTTTCGTTAAGCCCAAAGTGCTTATACACCATATCTCTAGCAAAGTCCATTTGTCCTTTGTTGAATGTACTTATGGTAGTTGTAAGTTGTTGAAATGTAGCCTTGTTATCTAGCGTTGCAATACCACTGCCATTTGCATTTGATACATATCTTTCCGTAAATTGTTTCCACAATGCTTGTTGGTCATCTTCACGAACTGTTCCTTCAAAATTGATAATCCCACGTAGTGAATTGCCATTTTTAACAGAATTAATAATTGCTGCTTTTACGGCATGTAATAAATCAAGGTCTTCTTTCAATGCCTTTGAGTTATCCTCGCCAAATAATTGATGGGTGTTAAAATGCCTTTTAATGTGAATCACCGCATCATATAGTACAGTCATGCTTTTACCGTTAATAAACTGGAACTTCACATATAAATTATTTGCAGTGTCTACCTTAATTTCAACGCTGCCAAAATCTAATGGATACAACCCAGTAATTACACCATTTATATCACGCTGAATATAAATGAAAGCATTGTTGTAGTTAAAGTACTGTGCAACAACCTTTTCAAGAAATTCACTAGCCGTCATAAATGGGTTTGGTCTTGTACCTAATATATGATTGATAGACTGTAACCCTGCCACCATTCCATCACTTGTTCGTCTAACATGTTTTAATTTCATTTTTCCAAGATGTCTAGCAATCGTATCAGTACAATCTCTGAAGGTTGTATCTGTATATGGTACCCCACTAAAAGGTGTGAATACATTTGTATATCCATCTAAAAATTCTGCACCAGTTAAATTAGCTTTATCGGTATTTCCAAATCCAAATATTTTATTAAAGATATTTCGATAGTTCATCATTTCACCTCCTTTCCTAAATAACATTGTGGTAATCTTCTTGATTTCGTTCATACTCAACGTATGCATCTAACATTGATGCGAATCCATCAATTCTCTTCTTTGCATGAATAGATTTAGTTGGCTGGATATTGCCATTACGATCTACATCTATTTCCACGTTAGCCATACACCATTTCAATATAGGATTGTTATCATAATTTATTAATTTTGCTTCTAATTCTGCGCCTAGTGCTTTCATTGGGCCACTCAGAGTTTTCTTGCCTTGAATGACTGGGTTCATTACAGAACGCCCAAACTCTGATTTCATATCTTCTACAAAATATGCTGCACTCCATCCGTCATACCCACATTTATATAAATAGATATCATCTTCCTCTTGTCTTTCTTTGAACCATTCAACAATCAGCCGATAATCTATTCGGTTGCCTGGTGATTTTCGTATGAAGCCCCTCTTGTACCATACATCATATGGCACCTTATCTTCTTGTACTCGTTTATCAAACAAATCTTCTGGAATCCAGTACATTTGCTTAACGTATTTCACAGGATCATTAGGCACCATAAATAATAATGTTGCACAAGTAAGGTCTGTTGTTGCTGATAAATCTATTCCACCAATTCCATATCGTGGCTTTAACGCTGCTATATCAAAAGTAGCCGTATTGTTAAGTTGTTCAAATGTCAAGAATGCTTCCGATGAAGTTTCACGAATATTAAAGTCTTTTGTTAAAAGGTTGGTAACATGGATAGGATTATTTTGTGCGGTTTTTACCTTTTCAGCTAATTGGCTTGCACTCTTAATAGTTCCTAGTCCCGGATTAGCCTTTGCCCAACAATTAGGGTCAGTCCATTCCTTTCGACTGTCTAACTCATAAATGATTGGTAATATCCTTTCATTTTGATACCCCTGTTCATCATCGTAACCATCTACTATTTGGCATGCTTCGTCATACTTAATATCGTATATGCTTTCACGCACAGTGCCAGCTGTACTAGTGATGATAGTCAATGGTTGTTCCCTTGCGCTCATGCCATCAACGATTACATCATATAGATTTTTGTCCTTGATAGCATGTAATTCATCAATAAGTGCTCCGTGTACATTAAGCCCATCTAAGCTATTTGATTCTGATGATAACGGTACAAACTTACCGTCATTCACATCGCACAATATTCGATTGACCCGTACATGACAAACCTTGTTTAGCGACTTTGATTTCTTAATCATTTTCGCTGCTTCATCCCATATAATTTTTGCTTGGTCACGTTTCGTGGCAGCGCTGTATATTTCAGCACCCATCTCGCCATCAGCAACCAATAAAAAAAGGCCTATTGCGGCCGCTAGAGTGGACTTACCGTTTTTACGTGCCACAATAAGAATTAGTTCCTGGTATTCTCTTACTTTGGTATCTTTATCTACGAACCCAAAAAGAGCTGCAATCAAGGCTTTTTGCCATAATTCAAGCTTTACAGGCTTCCCAGCCCATTTACCTTTAGAGTGTTTACAGAACAGTTCAATGAAATCAATTGCAACTTCTGCTCTGTCTTTGTCATAAATATATTGCTCTGGAGTCTCCAGCTTATCGACTAAATGTTTATAGACCCTACGCACACGATCAGATACAACTATGTCCCCATCAACTATTTGGTTATAGTATTCTCTGATTGGATTCATCGTTTTACACGGTCCATTAAGAATTTCTTAAATTCTTCATCATCTTCTTCATTTTTAGACTGTGGCAATTCGCCAAGTAGAACTTTTATGATTGAAATATAGTTCTTCATGAGCGTGTTGTAAGCCTTCGATTCAGTCGATTCTTTTTTACCAAATTGATTATTTCCGTTGCAATATTCTTCTACAAAACCTACTTTTTCTAATTCAATTTGTAGGTCATCTAATTGCATTTCCATATGAACAGCTTGTTCGATTGATTTCTTAATTAACTTTTTCTTTTCTTGTGAAAGTTCTTTAAAAATCCTGTTATATTCTGAAATCCTCTTCTTTTTTAACTTTTCTTTTTCTTCATTTGCCATCTCCCATCACTCCTTTGTCAACTACACCCCTCACATGTGCGACCTGTGTGTTACACGAAACTCCAGCACCGGTGTAGAAAAAAATATTTTCACCATAAAATTATGGGGGGGAGTCAATCATTATCATGTTTATTATCATTTATAGCTACTAAATCACCTAACTCGTTGAATATCATCCCACGTGTCGGTCTAACTAATAGGCTTGCACCGCTCGTCAATCCATTAGGTATAGTCATAGCATCTAGCTCTGCATGTATTGCATTGTGACATTCAATGCATAAGAACATAAGATTATCCCAACCATACGCAACCGCATCATTGTTGATGTTGTTTGGGTTTAGTGGCTTTTTATGATGTACCACCCAACGTTGTCTAGTCCCATCTGCCTTATTGATACTTTTTAATCCATGGCATCTTTCACATATATAGAGCTTTGATTCTGCATATGCTTTGGCACATCTTCTCCATCTATATGAGTTATAGAAATTTTTAGAATAGTCTTTTGCCATTTTTTAAAATGTCCCCTTTTTTTCTAGGCCACTACATTTTATACGTCGTACCCCATTGCTCTACGATTAATTGCATATGCTTCTTCATATGTAATATCCTCCCGTTCTGCTACTTTGTTTAAGCAATCATCTTTAGTTGGATATTGTCCACTATGTGTATTGATATGGCATTGTGTACAGAGTTGTATTAAGTTTTCCTTAATATCTCCACCTCCACTACCACGTGTATTAATATGATGTGGTTCTATATTTGTTCTTTGTCCGCATATTTCACAATATGACTTCCGAACTTCTTGTATCGTTTTCTTGGATGTAATTCTTTTATGCTTCATCAATTCCCTCATATAAACTAAAAAGGACCGCATCATACTATGTTGTGCGACCTGTGTATGATGTAGTCCTTAATAGTGTGTAGTTTTTCTAGGAGGCTTGTTGAAAGTGTTCTCTTCATCCATGCCCACATACAGTATCTCATATATTGAGTGTCAAATAATAGCAACCTTTTTGTAAATTTCCTCAAAATTTTTAATTGCTCTTTTATGTAAGTTATGAACATTCTGCCTTGAACAATCTATTAGTTCTGCAACCTTTTCCCATGTACATCCATTAATGTACCTATCTACTAAAACAATCCTTTGCTTAGTACTACAAATTTGATTGATCATAAATCTGGCTCGCTCTCTCTCCTGTAAGAAATCACTCCATTCTTTCATAATCTCTTCTGTAACCGCATCAAGATTTGCAACTTTATCCGCAATAGTAATCGGTTGCCCTCCACTTACTTTATCCTTACTATAATCAATAGCTTGTAGACTCATGATATCTTGTCTTATTCTAAATATTTCTCTCTCCTTACACCTTATATTCAAATCAGTATCACGTATCTGATTTAAATATTCCCTTCCAGTCATCGGCTATTATCTCCCTGTTCCTTTAATTTATCAGTCCATTCTTTCCATGTATATATTGGCATCCCTTTAGCTATTGCAAATGACCATTCCCCAATACATCCTTTAGATGTTTCCCAGTCTCCACATAATACTAATGCATCACATTTATTTAGCATGTCCAAACATATTTTTAAGCCTTTTGAATACTGTGTATCAAAGTACAACATGCTGAAATTGTGAAGAGGTGATAGATATGTGTTGTTCTTATCTAGCATTACTAAGTTTTCCATAATTGTATCAATGGAATACTTATTAGCTTTATCTCCACCAAACGGATGCGCTACATAAATTAATTGGTTTTTAATCATCCGCTTCTCCTTCTTGTACTAGATCATTGATGTGAAATGTTTCACCCTCAACCGCATTATCTTCTAATTCTTCTTCCCATAATTTTCCCTGCGCTCTTGCACCTCTTACAAATAATTCTATTTCTTCTACTAATGGAATAAGCTTTTCTGGTGCTTCATCTATTACACTTAGCCATGATGTGCTAATTGTACATTCATCTCCATACTTATTTGTGATTATAAGCACATACTTTGCTTCTGTAATAACCTTTGGCATTTCCTTATGCCATTTAAAGCTAATAGATTTAATCTTCAGCCACTCTTCTTCAAATAGTTTGAACACTTTAAATGTTTCAATCACCAATGCTCTTGCTTTTACATATGCTTCTAATATCTCAGGTCTGAAATCATCCTCTGTGCTTAATTGATATGTTTCAGTAATACCAGCATTATTTGCTTTCTCATACTTTACTTTCTTTTTATCCCCAAACCCAATG